TCACTATCAAAGACGAGCTCCAAAGCGTCGGCGCGCTTTTGATCCTCGGCATATTCTGCCTCGACCTTCTCCGGGTCATAGCCGCTCTGTCTCAACCAATCGGAGCGCGTCATGAGGCCGCCACGGATAGCACCAATGGCGAAGGGAACCTCATCACGGGGCGATATCATTTCCCGCTTCGGAGGCGTCCACTTGATCCGCACTTGGTCCGCTGCCTTCTCGGTCGCGGGCACGAGGCCCATGACGCGCGCGGCGGTCAAGAACCAGGAAGCAACCGGAGCCAAGAACTGCGGACCCAACATCCGGTTCTGCCAGCCACGAACGTTCTTGTGCATCTCAATCCAGCCCATACGCCCGGAGGAGAAGTTGACCCCGGTGAGATCGCCAGTGAGTGCCTCATAGGAGATGCCTAGGCCCGCGGCAATCTCGCGTAGCGTTAGGCGCGCGTAGGGATCAAGGTCCCCGGTGACGGAGGGAGGGTTGGCGAACTCCACCCGCTCTCCCGGCCGGAGCCGCTCAAGCAAGCCAGGCTCCAAGGCTTCCAGCGGCAGACCCGTGGCGCTGGTCTCACCGTCGAGAGTGACGCCGCCCCCGTCCTCCTGCCAGACGAAGCCAGCGAAGCAGGCAGCGATCTTCTGACGCATCATCTGCGCGTCAGAGTAGTCATGGAAGTCACGGAGCCGGAGGATGACTGGGGCGAACCAGGAAGTGCCTCGGTTTTGCCCCGCGCGATCCACCCTGTAGATGTGCGCAATGAGCTTCGCAGGAACCGGACGACTCTCCAGCGAAACGTTGCGACGAATGATGGAGCCAGGATGCTCGTCGAACAGCCAATAGGCGACCGGCTGGCCAATCTTGTTGTACTCGATGCCAGAGACGGCCATGTTCCCATTGGGCAGCTCTCCATCCTTCAAAGGGTCAAGATAATCGGGCTCAAGAACCTGGAGCTGCCAGGGAAGCGGAAGGCCATCGCTGACCCGACGCGGCCGCAAGCGCACGAGGCATTCGCCACTCTCAACCACAGTGGCGAGCACGAGCTGCTGGAGGCCATATAGATCGGTCTTGCCTGCCGCGTCGCAAGCTGTGGAGTCAAAGTGATCAATCAGCAGTTCCTCTAAGACCTCCTTGGTCTTCTTCTTCTTGGTGTCGATAGTCGGGATGATTCCTTCACCGACCGTATGGGACACGATGACGTTCTTGCCGCGCGTAGCGTAGGCGTGGTTGCGACACATGTCGCGCGCGACATCACGAAGCCGAGCTCCACCAATGCGGGCCTCTGCGGTCCCGTCTGTATTGCTGATCCGCCAGCCACCTGCGCGGTGCGACGTCGTGGCCCCGTCAAAATAGGCGCGTGCTCTCCGGAGGCCAGAGAGTTGCGTACGCGCCATCTGGCGACGCACAGCAGCCTTCGGAGAGAAGTAGCGGATCAGGTCTTCCAACATCACTACACCCCGGAGCTAAACTTAACGACCGTGCGACGTGGCACCTTAGTTGGTGTAAGCTCGGCCATGATCGCCGTGCGGATGGCCCACATCTCCTCAAGAGTGCGGTACTCAACCATAGTCTCCCCGTGCCGCACCATGCGTGAGCCAACAGCAATAGCCGCATTGATTGCGTCTAGGTCTGATTGGGTCCAGGCCATGTCATCTTCCTCTCAACCAGCCACCACGAGAGAAGCCACCCGCGCGCGGGCCTAGGAACCCCGAACGTTGTCGAGGAGCCTGGGCCGGAGTAGGCTGGCTCCAACTCTGCACAACCTGGGACGCTGCTACTAGCTCCGGAGGAACGGTCAGTTGTCCTTCTGACGGGGGAGAGGCAGGTTGAGGATGAATCTCTCTCGCTGCCTCTCCTCCGACGCGCGACGCCAAGGCCTCGGTGGGCCACCGGACTGCCAGGCTTTGCAGTGCAGCATATGCATAAACCCGGCAGTCCAGCGCCTCATTACGCTTGCCTTGCGGCAAGACGTAGAACCGTTTTGGAAACCCATTGGTGAACTTGGTCTGGACGATCTCAGAGGTCAATTGCTCAAACCAGTTGATCGCTCTCCCGCGCGGAAAGTGGCAATAGCCAGGACCAGGGAGCATGACCTTCAGACGCGAGTACACACAGTCCTTGGCGAGTGTGACGCCGACAATGGTCACGTCCTTCACCTTGTCCTTCTTCTTCTGGATCAAGGCTGGCCAAACGCTCGTTGCCTCGTCACGACCTTTGATGGCGAAGACGCGGCGCCTGCGACGTAGCTTACAGAATTTGTAGACCGTCTGGGTGAAGTGCCCGCCGGAGTCGATACAGGTCGCACGGACCGGGAGCGGCCTACCGTCCTCCCGCATTGACGGCTCCAGAAGATATGCGTCCAGACGCCGCCAAGAATTTGGATCGCTTGGGTCGCACGGCATGACCACGTAGTCAACACTCCAGCTCTCCTCATCAACCGCCCAGGCCACGCGCTCGATATGGAACCCGTCATCCTGAACGTCCACTCCGACCGTAACCAAGAGGCACTTCAGTGGCAGCCTGTCGCCCCAAACCTCGAGCCGGGAAGGATCGGAGAGCATGTGATAGTCGATGACCTCCGCATCCGTCTCATAGGGCTCACCGAGTACGGTGTTCACCCAGACGCGCATCGTCTCCGCACTCTTCTTGGCCTCAAGGAAGGATACGGCTATCCTGGGGATGGTGGACCAAGGCGAGTACAACTCAGAGATGTGAAAACCAGGATAGCGACCGGCTGGGTTGGTCACGGTCCACTGGCCATCGGCAACGGCCCGGTGACGGTCGCTCTCCGTCCAAGGCCGGTCGCAATCCTCACAATGGTACGCCGCGCGCTCCGGCTCCCCATCCGGCCACCGCACGCCCTTCCAAAGCAGGCGTTGCTTCTTCATACAGTAGGAGCATGGGACCATGTAGACGCGCTGGTCACTGTTGTCGTGTTCGCGCTCGATGCGCGAGAGGCCTTTGATGGTGGGCGTTGAGACCTCGACAACCAGTCTATTCCAAAATGTGGTGGTGCGCTTCACGGCCAGGGAGAGCGGGTCACCCTCAGCACCAGCACTCGGTGGGTAACGGTCCACCTCATCCGCTAAGACAATTCTGATCGGCCGTGAAGCTAGACCTGCCGGAGAGTTAGCGCCCACCGCAGTGAGATGGCCGCCGGGAAACCTCTTGTGAAGGATCGTGTTGCCGGAGTCGCGCGTGCGCGGGTCACCAACCCGGTTCAAGAGCACAGGAGTATCCCGCAACATCGGCGCGAGACGATCCTTGCTCCACGTCTCTGCCATCTCGATTGTCGGTTGAAGCATGAGGATCGGCGCCGGGTCCTGGTCCATATGGAACGCACAAACGTTGTTAAGCATCTCGGTCTTACCAACCTGAGCCGAACACATGAGAGCGATCTTGCTGACTCCGGACGCGAAGCAGTCCATGATGCCGCGTTGGAACTCGGCACGGGCCGTAAGCCAGCGGCCAGGCTCTGCGGAGGATTCAGACGACAAGCGGCGATACTTATCAGACCATTCAGATATCGTCATCTTCAGAGGAGGCTTCACCCTCAGAAGAACCCGCTGAGCCATTGGTGCGAGTCTGCTCGACAATTTCAATGGGGGTAATGGCCAACTCTTCAAGTGCTTCGTCATGGAAGGTCTCACACAGCTCGTGGATCTTTCTCACATCCGTCTCCGGCGCGCACATCGGCGCGAGACGGCTGGGGATGGCGCGGATACGCGAGCGGAAACGCAACACCATGTCGGCCAGTAGCCGCTCGACTTCCTCCATGGGGACCAGTGTCCCCTCTCGTGCTTGAAGGTCCAGCTCGGCCATCTGCGCCTTGGCGTTGGTCATCCGGTCCTTGCCGGAGTTACGCCGCGACTGGTTGCGGAGATACTTCACATAGGCCTGACAGGTGTCGATGGCCCGAAAGGTATCCATCGGGCCTCGCTCCAGAACACCCTCATCCACAAGGATGCGAATGCGCTGGTGTGAGAGATGGATGAGCTTCGCTAGATCGGTCGCTGTGACGATTGTGTCGTCATTGAGGACCAAGGCAGTCTTTCGGCTTGGAGCCGGCATTCGTTCTGTCGAGGGGTGTTGGACCTTGGTGGCCTGCCCGGAGTGGGGCCACCCGAGAAGAAACCCCACCCAGCCTCGGGCACTCCTCTTTAGCTAGCCCCGCAGCGTGCCGCGTCACCTAGCTAGGGGCCACCAAGGTCCACGCCTATCCTCGCTCCTATCGCTCGCTCAGGGAAGTGAAAACCTCTGCTGTCCGACTGATTATCAGAAGAGCTTCCCGCCCCTGTAGAGCCACCAGGCTCCGGCCAGATAGGCGAGAACACTTTCAGAGACCAGAGGGAGAGGGAGCTTCACCCAACCAAACTTGCTGAGGACGGCTTGAGCGATAAGGAGAGCAAGGCCGACAGTGACGATCCAGCTGGCCGCCCAGACAATCCAGGAGCCGACGCTATCGATGACCGCAGTCACTTGTTGGACCTGTGGATTCATTTCATTCCCCCGATTGGCTGCACATGGCTACACTCGCTGAAACTTTCTCAAGGGAGGAGCGGTGCCGGACCTCTCTAACACCGCTCCTCCTCCAGCCTAGGCTGACAACTGGCAACCCGAAACTGACACTTACATCTAGAAAAATGGTGCGCTCTGCCGCCCCGCTTTCTTTTTCGACCAGGGAAGGACCCGATGGGGTCTATAAAACTGTTAATGTCCTCCCCCATACTACCTAGGGCTTCAGGCCGCTGCCTTGCTGCGTAGGTGCGCGGTGATGTCCGCAATTCGACGCGCAAAGGCGTTACCACTTTGTGAGGCGCGAGTGATACGCCTCGTGGGGAGAAGAGTGTCGATGTCGCTACCCTCGTGGGTGACGTTCGCCCTCACGTGGATAGGTACATCAACCTCGATAGGACCGAGGGGAGAGGCAGCAGCGATCTGCGCTGGTGTTGGTGCTCCCTCTCCGATCTTACGGACCTCCACCGTTGCTTCCTCTTGAGGCTGCTTATGGGCGAGCGTGGATTGAGAGGAGACGGTGGAGGAACGACGTTGCCCGAGATGGGCGGGTTGGTCTAGCTCGACGGCAAGGCGTGCCCACAGCCAGAGACAGGTAGGGGCAAAGAGCACACCAGCGACAGCGAGGAGAAGGGATATAGCGATCTCAACTGCTGTACGCATCTCCACGTCCGGAGTTAGCGACATAGCTGCGATCTGAGACACCCAGAACGTCTGATGCTTGACTGTGGTATCTCCCTTAGTAGTCACCGCGCTCTTATCGCGGAAGGAGACGAGAGTGGATTGGACGCCAGCGATCTGAGCCCTGGCCTTGTCAGCCTCCTCAGCGATAGCGATTTGCTTCTCCAGCTCAGCCTTCTCTTCCATGCGAAGCTTACAGAGTGACTTACAACCGCCGCGCCTAGTCTCCAGCTCGATGGCCTTATCCATCGTGGGGAGCTTCGCCCGAAGGCCGGTGGCCGTTACGGTCGCGACCCAAGCATGCTCCTTCTCCATCTTGGCGAGACGGTCACGCCAAAGAGTGAGACTGCCTTGGCTCTCCTTCACGTTGTCGCGTTGATCATCGTAGCGCGCATTCTGCGTCTCCGCGCGCTCAACGGAACCAACCCGCATCCCAACAGTGTAGCCCACGTGGGAAAACAGCTCCACTAAAATGAAGAGCACGCCAACGCCCAAGGCCGCTCTCGCTCCCCAGCTGTCCCTCTGGACCACGAGAATTTCGCGCGCAGCGAAGATGATGCCTGCGAGCAAGGTAACGCCCACCAGTAGCATAGCATGATCGAAAGTCATGGTCCGCCCGAACGCATAGGTCATCCGAGCGGAAATGAACAAACCCACTAGACCCAACACCAACAAGACCTGACGCATGCGCGTCTTCGCGATGAGCTGGTGCATCTGAAGTCTCCAGTTCTTCTTTGGAAGAGGGGTAGCGGAAACGTTGAAAGCCACCGAGGCGATGCCCCAATGGCTTTTCACCAGGTGGCGGTCCAGTCTGAGTGAACTCTCGCTCAGACCTCCGGCTCGGTCCCCTGGACGCTCACGAGATTTTTCTGGAAGCTAACCCCACATCAGTACACCGGCTATGCCTGAAGCGGAGAGAGAAGCAAAGTGCTTATCTGGATTTTCAACTGTTTTATCTCAACCCAGCTATAGTTTGGCCCTGGTTCAAGAATACGCGCGCGCAGGCCCTTGAACGGCCCTTCCTTGACGATGGCGTCCTGCCCAGGCCCGAAGACGGATGGGATGACCTTACGATTACTGTTCAGCGACATTGCGAACTCCCTGAGTGGTTGTAGCTCTCGATCAGTGATACGCACGTGCCTACTGTTAAACATGAACTCACGGAAAACCTTACATCTACGCTGTGAACGCATCTTGTTGGCCTTCCCGATAGCGTCGGCATCGAGGAACACGAAGCCAGGAAGGAGTGGCTTCCACTCGGTCTTATGCCCGCGCATGTTGGGAGGACGGAAGCGGACCGGGAACATAGGGCACCAGGCTCGATACCCAGCAGTGACCAACTCTCCTGTCAGTGTGTCCGTCTCCGCGCTACGACAACGAAGGATACACCACCAAGTCTCGACAACAGTGATCTCATTCATCTTAGTCCCCAAGGTTCGAACAGTTCCGGTTCTAGCCGTTTGGTCCCGTTTCCCTTTCTCTTTGAATTTAATCCTCTCTCTAAGATTAAATTTGGCCTAGAAGTTGATCGTGAACTTTCGACTAGAACCGGAACCAACCCATGATTCTCCAGTTCCTCTCGCTTGATCAAGACCTTATGCGAACTCGACTTGTCAGGGCCTCGCTCAACCTCGCCATCTGGTAGTCAAAGGTTGTGCCCCTCGCCACCTTGAAAAGGAGGCCGCGCGAACCGTTCTGCTTCCCGACCCCTAGGGAACCTTGTAAGAACTCCTCCCCCACCGGCACCCAGTAAAGCCCCCCCGTCCCCCGCACTGCGACCAGCCCAATTACAGGCACACCAAGGTCCACGAGCCGCGACAGACAGATGACCTGCGGGGTACGGACCTTAAAGCGGAGAACACCCCGGGCCTCGGTCGCTAGCTTCGCCTCCACGAACACTGTATGGCTGGCAAATTTGGGCTCGCTCGGGAGGACGATCATGGCGTCAGGGAACCCAAAGGTTGAGCCTGTGGACGGCTCCAACCAGAACACTCGATTGCCGAATGTCAACCGCATCCAGCCACGCATGTCAGCCTCGCTCATGAATGGCTTCGCCTTGAGTGGTGCCAAGTTCACGTCCTCACTCCTTCTTTATCCTTGATCTTTGCGAGCTTCTTCTTGCAAGTGCCGCAGTTGTCTGGGCTATCATCCTTGCCTAGTTCGAGTGGCCCAAAGAACAACCACTTACCGCACAGCGCGCGGCTCCCAACAAAGTAGTGCCAGAACTTTGCTTGTACAGGGCGGCCCCAGCCAGTCTTCACATCCTCACTCCTTCGTTCATGATGGCCTCGACCATCTTCAGGTGCTTCTTGACCAATTCGATCTTCTCGGCTGGCTCTGCCCCATTGAGTTGGGTTAGCTCCTCCTGGACACCTTGGTTGTACATGATGAACTCTAGGCGCCCTGCGTAGCGGATACGCTTGTCGAACTGATGGATGCTCTTGGTCCTCAGCATCGCCTTCCTGATCTCATAGTCATTATCGAACACCTTCTCATCCGAGTGGCGCTTCACGTAGCCACGCAGGTCACTCATGAGCACGGCCAACGGTCCCCCGGCCTCGGCCATCGACACAGCCACACTCACTGCCTCGCTCTGCGCCTGGCTCATCGACCCCTCAATAATGTCCTCTTTCGTTTGCGTCTTCGGAGGTTGCGACGTCGCATTGAGGATGCCATCATACTCATCAGCCCAGTGCTTGATGATCCCTAGGCCACCAGTATTCAACCAGTGGCGGAGCTCCACAAACTTGTTCAAGGCCCAAGGCACCTCATTGACCTCGGGAGCGAACCAGCGCCGATCATCAGTCTCAATCTTCAACGCACGCTTCGAGTTAGAGCAAGCGATCATGTGGCACCAGTTGTCGATGGTATAGCGGTGTTGGAACTTGGCGTTGACGGTTATCTCTCTATCAGTCACGAGGCCCTTGAGGCGTTGGTAGCTCTTCCATGATGAGCCCTGGTAGACCTCGGCAACGATCACGAGTCGCTTGCGCGCCATCCAGTCATTGAAGTCACTCATGATATCGCTCTCACTCGGGTACGACACATTGTCATACCCCACCAGCGGCGCCATGATGGCGTTGCTGAGGGTAGTCTTACCGATACCCTGGCGCTCGCTGATGAGGAGGATACTATAGCCGATCCTTACCTGGGGACGCGCGATCAGGGTGGCGCACCAGGCCTCCATAGTCTTCCGCTCCTCCTCGTTGGGGAAGAGATAGGCGAGATATTCGAGCCACGGCCCCGCGTCCCCCGCGCGTGGCTCTATAGGTGAGGGAGAGTGGAGGTTGATAGACCTATGGCCCCGGTCAAAGATCAACCGCTTGTCCAAGTCCGGCCTATACGCGAAGCGCCGAACGTGGGCACTCACTTCCCGCTTTAGGAGCTTCGCGGGGGAGGTAGTGTCGGAGTAGGGCGCGAGCACGCTGTTGAGTGACTCCTCGCTGTGGACCATGAAGGGTAGCTCTGTACAAACAAACATCTCATTCTCCTCCGCATAGGTCCACTGGTTACGCGCGGAGTCACGAAGGACGATAGCAGGCCGCCCCTTCTTCCCCGTCTCGATCACATCGGTCATCCACGTTGCCGGGTGGAGGCAATCGTGGAAGCTGGGACCGACATAGACACCCTCAGCAAACATATCCTTCGGGAACGCGTCAGCCAGATCGAAAGAGGCCGGGAACAACTCACAGAAGCGGACCGCGAAGCAAGGTAGACGTATCTCCCTGGCGATCTTGGCGATGGCGCTGGTGCCAGGGTCATCGTTATCCGCCACAATGACCACTCGCTTAACACCACTGGCCTTGATCACCCTCCAGTCGGTGCGTCCTGGGCTCATCGCCCCTCCGGTCCACCCCAAGTGGACCGCTGATGTTAGCTCTTGCGACCACGGGTGCTCAGCCAGCTCCTTCCGGTCAGCGAGGGTCTTTCCATCCACGAGCCTCTGCCAGTGGCGCGCTGCCTTAGCTCCCTCGTGGATGAAGGCCGTTGCGACCTCCTTGAGCCGGTCCGCGTTGTACACCGGCAAGAGGCCATCAGGCTCGCAATTGCGCCACGTATCATCATCCCAAAACGTCCAAGGTACATAGGCCCGCTCTCCCTTCAGCTCGATGCGCGCCTGGAGCATCACGATGGCGCCATTGCCGTCCCGATACTCGAACAGGTGCTCAGGCTTCACTCCCTTTAGCTCCTTGGGCAGCTTCTCCAGTCGCTTGACCAGCTTCAGTTGGGGAAAGGTGACCCGCACCCAGGCTCCGGAGATTTGCGCCTGCTCACTCTCAGTTGGCAGGTAGTCCTCTCGGTCACACTCCACCTTGCCTTCAAAGTCAAAACGGATAACCGCGATGTCACGCCAGTACTGACCATGATCCTCACGCACGACCGCCGTCTTCAGAGAGCGAGGCTCAGCCCCAATCCTCTTCAGATATCGGCGCACCGGCTCGATATCATTGAGCGTCTTGATCTTCATGGTTCCCCTCAGTTGATAAAGTTGATCAGCTCCGGTAGCTGGTTCTTGCGGAGCCAATCCTTGCTCTCCTTACACTGTGTCTTGTTCTTGCCGAGGAGCGCGCGCCACTGATGGAGGACAAAGAGCGCGCTTTCCTCTCGCGTTAGGATCTGTCCAGTATTCTCGCTGCGGCTAGGTATGATGGGCACGCCAGTGATCCGTCGATAGAACGTGATCATCCAATTGACATCGAGCCTGCGGATGGCCTCGATGCCGCCGCCAGGGAGCCGCTGGGCTGCTATCCTCACGAGCCCGGCCTCAAGCTGCCGTCTCTCGTTTCGATTCATCTCCTTTGCCTGGATCAGACCGTCCTTCGGCTTGCCCTTGATCTGAATGGTCATGGTCTAAGTCTCCTACATAGGTTGCGCCTGTTACGCGAATCATCTTGAACGTATCACCTGGGTTACCACGATGCCCGAGCAACTGGCCCCGGATCGCATACAAGCACGTCCCTGGCCGCCCTCGCTCGATGATGTCGGGGGCAATCTCGGGATAGTCAAAGCGGTTCACCTTGGCGTGGATGTCGTCCGTATCGTCCTGAAGCCGCAAGTTAAGGTAGGCAGTCAGGTTGCCCTTGATCGGATAGCCACGCTTGGCCACCAGTATCGCCTCATTCTCGTCGCGTGGCTTGATCTGCTTGAGGGTACAGAGGATGATGACGATCTTGTCGCGCTCCTCCTTCTCCAAGGCTGCGATCTTCGTGGGCGTCTTCTGAATGCCTATCGCTAGCGGGTTAGGGAGAAGCTGGTCGAACGCATCCTGGATCGGCGTAAGGCTATCAAGGCTCGTGACAGGATCGGTGAGGAGCTTCTCAGCGCGCTTGGACATTGGCTTCTTAGCCTTGCGTGACCAGAGGATGTCCGTCACGAGCATCGGGCCAATCCCCTTGACGTTGTGGAGCGGGCCGATGAGCGCTGGACGCCTATCAACGGTCCCCACGGTCCAGCGGTCTGTACTCTTCTTCGCGTCCACAGGCACGTAGCCGATCCCCTCCTTGGCTAGCTCACGCAGTATCTTGATCTGCTGATCGGCGTTTAGCTCATGGGTCAGCGTGGCCGCCGCGAACGCATGAGGGTGGTGGGCCTTCAACCAGCAGCACCAGTAGCTGATGAGCCCATAGGCAACCGAGTGGGATTTGTTGAAGGACCAAGAGCCATAGGCACAAAGGTCATCCCAGACCTTAGCAGCGACCTCCGGTGCTACGCCTTTGGCGATCGCACCACGCTTCCACGGATCTCCGAACTGATCGAAGAACTCCTTGCCCAAGCTGCGGCTCATGGCCTTGCGCAGCGCGGTCACCTGCCCCCAATCGAGGTCCCCGACGTTCCGCCCTATCTCCATGACCTGCTCCTGATAGAGGACGATGCCCAGAGTGTCCTTCAGGTAAGGCTCGAACAACTTGTGAGGATAGGTAACTGGCTTTATACCTTGCCGACGTCGCAACCACTCTGCGGCTCCTCCGGACGCCAGCGGCCCCGGTCGCGCCAGTGCGGTCACACTGACGATGTCGTCAAACTTGTCGGCCTTGAACTCCCTGATGATCGACTGGAGTGCGACTCCGTTGAACTGGAAGATGCCCGCATACTTGTGCTCATTGAGAACCTTGAACGCCTTCTTATCGTTGAGCGGGAGTGTCTCCAAGTGGTTCTTGGGGAGCCCCGCAGCCTCAAGTGTGTCTTCAAAGACCGACAGTTGCGTGAGGCCTAGCGCATCAATCTTCAGCAGGTTGAGCTTCTCAGCATCGTGCTTATCACACATCGCCGCTCCGGAGCGGCGATGTGTGATAAGCACGATGCTGAGAAGCTCAACCTGCTGAAGATTGATGCGCT